GCATCTGTGACTTATAGTTATCTATATAAGCCCTATCTGCTTGTATCCGCGCAAGCTGTTCTTGCGCTTCCACCATCTTCTGGGTATCACCTTCCTCGTGAGCCTTCGTATACTCCTGACGGAGTGAGGCTAACTGAGCTTCTGTTCTTGACTCAACGCTTTGCAGTAAAGCCTGTTCGCTTTGTCCCACAAGACCTTGAAGCCTTTGCACCTCTGACTGACTTGTCTGAGCGTACTGAACAGCCTCATCACGTAACCTTTGTGCAGCTTCTTTTTCTCGACGCTGCTGGTGATACTCATATTTAAGTCTGTTTAAACGCTTTTTAACACGATCATCCTGAATGTCAATCTCTTCATCAATGTTGAAGGGTTCGACATCTTCTCTTACCGGCTTACGATCCTCTTCTGGCCTATCGTCAACCTCAACAATCTCTATCTCATCTGCGTCAACTGAAACGTTCACGCTTTCATTGGGTTCAGGAAAACTTATCTCAGACACGGCTTACTCCTCTAGGATCATCAATAACGGCTTCAGGGGTATCATCGTTAATAATACGAAACTCTTTCCCATGAATACTTATGCGCGTACCGCTATAGGCTCGCATAATTATAAAGTCTCCTTCCTTGCACCAAGGGCCAGTAGGAAATCTTTTCTCGTCTTTGTAGCAATCTGGACCCATAGCTAGAACGAAACCAACCACTGATGCAGTTTCTTCAACGCTAATGGTTGATTGTGCTTTGATAATCCCACCTTCAGTCTTTTCCTCTATTTCAGGTAGGCCAATTAAAATACGATACCCTGTTGGTACAGGAAGCTGACTTGCCTTTTCGACATCCTCTTCCTCCACAGCTTTCAGATCTGCTTCTGACATTTCTATCTCACTGCAACACTTAAAGGGAAGTGAAGAACCCATTACGCTCTGATAGCGTTAATTCTGCTCGACAAATACTCGTTCTGATACTTCGCGTATTTCCCGAATAGCAATCCTAATTCCTTCGAGCTGACCCCGAAAAAGTTTGTATTCCTCTATCGTTTCGACTGACCCACCAAGTATTTTCTGTTCATGGTGATTTTCTAATTCATGCAAGCGTGACAAAAGTAAATCAACAAACTGAGGGTCTACAAAGTTTGCCACTAACTGCCCTTGGTAATTTGTTCAGCAATCTTTCTACCGATCTCTGCGCCCTTCACAGCATCGCTCTGCCGCTGCCTAAGAAGACGCTCCTCTCTATCAAGTCCTTGTTCTATAGAGGTTTTTGCCAAATCTGCTCCCGCGAGCTTCTCTTGGCTGTCGATTCTGCTTTGGGCAATTGACAAATCTTTCTGAATCTTGAGCCTTTCAAGCTCATCACGCATGGCCGCTTTCTGTGCATCCAATGCAAGTTTTTGTTGTTGCGTTTCAACACGCTGCTGATCAGTTTGCGCTTTCGCCATCGCTGCTTGCTCTTCGATCTGCAGTTCACGCTGCTTGAGCTGAAGCACCGGATCTTCCGCTTGCTGCTGTTGCTGACGCTGCGCTGCTTCTTGCTGATCCTTTTGCAACAACTGATCTGCTGCCTGTGCAACCAACGCAGAAAGTTTTGCCTCGATTTCTGGAGGTAGCTGCATATCTTCTGATGGCAGTTCCAATCCCAGCTCTTTCTGTATCCTTTCTCGATACTGGAAAGCCAGATGCTCTTGGATGTGCGCTTGAGCATTGGCAATAATAGCTTGCTGATCTGGTGCCTGAGACAATAGCTCGGTTATCTTCGGGTCTTGTATTGCCGCGATATGCACTTGGATATGGGCATCGTGATCTTGGAAAGAAAACGCTTTTGCTGGCGACCCGTTAATAATATCCATATTTTCAGTAACAGGATCTTTGTTCTCCATATCGTCTTCTGGCGGAATCAGATTTTCTGGATCTCTTATTCCCAGTGCCTCAAGCATCTGTCGGTGCAATGCAGGTAAGTCGTACAACTGTGGCGCTTGAGCAGCTAACTGCAGCGCAGACTGATACTGCATAATCCTTTGTGACATCGTTGCCGCATTCGGGTTTGCCACAGGAATAATGTCAATCTGGTCGTCAAAGTCCTCACGGATATCTTCTGGGTTGCCATAGGGCTGATACGGATATTCATTAGGACCAAAGTCTTTAACAATCCTGACAAGCAGTTTTAGCTCATTTTTCATTGACGCATACAGCCTTGCCTGAATAGCAGACATGACCTTCATATTCCGCTCGATCAGTGCCAGCGTTGTACCTACTGGCGCTTGGCTATTCATGTCAGCCGCCTTTACATCAGCCATAGATGCAAACCTGCGCGACTCATCAACAATATTATTCAGCAGTTGATACAGGGTAGTGCTGGGTTCTTTGTAAGGCAGGAAAGAAATATTCTCTCTAATGGTGCCGCCGGGAACATCTACGTCACGAAACTCTCCGGGCATAATCGGCGTATCATCTGCAGTGATCCGCATCCCACGAGTCTTCAAGCCACCCGGTAGGTTTGCCAATGTACCTGCGTCTACAAGCTGCCTGAGTATGGATGTGGCAGATTTGACCAGCCCACCAATCAAATGGACCAGACCCAGACCATAAAAACCCAAGCCGGGGATATATTCATAATGTACGAAATGGTTTCGCTTGCGCTTTAGCTCATCGTCTTCAAAAAAGTTGCGACGAATTGACAGCACCTTTGAGCTGCCCTTATCTACTGTAACCACGTAAGGCACAGCAATGCCGGTCATCTCTCCGTCCTTCATATCAGGAAACTCTTCCAGATCAAGGTCTACCTGAATCTCTAAGATAGTGTTGACCGTCTCCCCTAGCAGATATGATCCACCGGCAGAGGATTGATAAGATTCGCCAGTAATTTCCCCATACTTTTCTTTGACTGCATCAACGGCGCTATCTGAGCCGGTAAGTTCAACATCACGGTAAAATCCAGAAACCTGTAACTTTCGTATTTCGTTTGTTGTCTTACGCATACGATGCGTCATACGGGTAAGCGACTGCAGATCCGTTGCGCCATTAAACACAACAAGATCCTCTGCAGGAACAAACATAGAGCATGGACGGCCCATGTTGGGGTCATAATAAACTTTCTTAAAGGCGCTACCTGCAAGCGGCAAAGAAAACAACATGCGCTCAGTTTCGCTACGAAACTCAGTCATTTCCTCTGTCAGCAAAAAGTTTAGATAGTTCTGTACTCTATTGGCTTGCTTGTAAATCTCATCTGTCGCCTCTCCTACAATCTTAGATCGAGCAGGACCACCGGCAGGAAAAATTTCTGAGATTGCCTGAGACTGGAATCTAATTACTGACTCCGCTAATAGCGGGTGATGCACGCCACATGCACCGGGCCACGGTTCTGTACGGTCTTCAATCTTCAGGCCCAGTAAATCAAGACCCTCGATATAGGTCTCTTCCCAGTCTCTACGTGAAGAAAGGTCATCCTCATATGCAGATATTAACTCGGAACCAAGAGCATCCAGCGAGTCTTCGCTTATGTAGTCTGCTAGGTTTGCATCAAACGGGGCATCGTCAACGGAAGGGTCCGGGTCGAAATCAATAATCATGCCGCCATCTTCTGTCTCAATAGAAACAGATTCAGGCTCTTCAATTTCAACAACAATTGACGGCTGGCTTTCCTCTAGCCGATTGGCAATATCTGCCATCTGCAACGAGTCGAGAGTTTTTTCTACAGCCATATAAGACTCCAATTTAATCGCAGTTTAAACAGGCTAATAATAGTTAGCAATGCGCCTCGGCTGCTGCTCAGAGATATCATCATGCTCAAGCGCAATGAAACCGCCTTGACGAAAGCGAAGCAGGGCTTGGGTAGATGAGTCAACAAGGTCATCGTGATCCCCTACCGGGAAGGATGCAAACTCCTCTATCACCTCTTCAGCCCACCGCCTAGCGGGTGCCCAGACAATACCAGATGCAAAAAAGTCTGCGACAGCATTCACACGCGATACTTTGTCGTTGCCTCGGGATGGGGTGAACTCAGTCACAGAGATACCCATTGCCCGAAGCTCATAGATCAGGGGCGCACCTGCAGCCTTTGCCTCAACAATAAAGGCGTCTGGTTGCCAGTCAATATACATCTCATAAGCACGCTGCTTCAGGGTTGGAAACTCCATCCGCTCCTTCAGCGCATCCAGCAGGATAATATTCGGCGCACGCTTACCCTGATCATCATCCAT